TTGTGGTTGTTTCTTAGGGACTATTGCCGAATTTAGAGCTAAGGTTACCGATACACATGGAAATAATAAGCACGCAAAAATGTATAACCTTGCTGCAGATATGGCAGAACTACAGATTTTAGGGGAAGAACATTTTGACAAGCTGAACACTAATAAGTCAGAACCGTTTTGAGGTGAGATTATGAATTGCGATATATGCCATAAGGATACAACGGCGGGGAGTCTCGTAACCAGAGGCCGACGTTTTAAGGTGCATATTTGCCCGAACTGCTTGATGTGGTCAGATGATACACGGGCCGTAATAGCACGGGAAACAGTCAGTAAATTCAAGCTTTTACGAAAAAAGGAAGATATTAGCATAAGCAATGAATAGAGTGGGGAAATTTATGAATAAAATCATATGCGGTAATGCACTTGACGTATTTGGAGAAGTCGCAGAAGCAGATATACCGATAAATTTGTTTTAGGAGTTTGACATGAAAATAGGAATAGTTGATGTAGATGGGCATAATTGGCCGAACCTTGCATTGATGAAAATATCGTCATGGCATAAGGGAGCCGGTGATACAGTCGAATGGGCTGGTAGTCTAGAGCATTATGACAAAGTATATATGGCAAAGGTTTTTACTTTTACTAACGATGATTTGCAGGCGTACCAAACCGAAAAATTTATCAAAGGTGGAACAGGCTATGACCTTGCAAGTAAATTACCGGAAGATATTGAGCGCTGTTACCCTGATTATGAGCTGTACGGAATTAAAGATACTGCATATGGATACCTAACAAGAGGGTGTCCCAGACAATGTCCGTTTTGTATAGTGGGACAAAAAGAAGGTACAAACTCTTATAAAGTTGCTGATTTATCGCAGTTTTGGCGTGATCAGAAGCACATAAAGCTGCTTGATCCTAATTTGCTGGCTTGTCCTGATTGGGAAAATTTGCTTGGACAACTTGCTGATAGCGGTGCATGGGTAGACTTCACGCAAGGGATTGATATTCGCCTTATGACGGACGAAAAAGCCGCTGCTATTAATAAAGTCAAGTACAGTATGCTCCACTTTGCTTGGGACAATCCTGCTGATATGGGAACACTGGAAAAGCTGAAAGAATACAGATCTGTGTGGAAAGGCAGCCAGCGAAATCGTAGCGTATATGTTCTAACCAACTTCGACAGTACACACGAAGAAGATTTGTATCGTATATATACATTAAGAGATATGGGATACGATCCGTACATAATGATTTTCGATAAACCTAACGCGCCTAGAAGAACTAGAATGTTACAACGCTGGGTAAACAATAAATTTATCTTTAGGTCTACGTTAAGGTTTGAAGATTACAACAGAATATAAGTAGCTTAAACGGCTGCCCAGCTACTGCCTCGGCACTATATACAAGCAATGTGGCGCAAAAGGGAAGTATACCTGTGGAATGGCCTTACCACAGGGGGCGGCCTTTTAAATATAAGGAGGTAAAAATATGGCGAGAGCAAGAATACTTGACGCTTGTTGTGGCAGTAGAATGTTTTGGTATGATCGAGATAACAAATACACAGTTTACCAGGATAACAGAGAATTGGATACTACGCTATGTGATGGGCGAAAGTTGGAAATTATGCCGGGTATTTTTGGGGATTTTCGGAAAATGATATATGCCGATAATTATTTTGATTTAGTGGTTTTTGACCCACCGCATCTATTGAGAGCAGGGCAAAAGTCTTGGATTGCACAGAAATATGGAGTATTACCTAAAACTTGGAAAGAGGATATTGCGGCAGGATTTAGAGAGTGCTTCCGTGTACTTCGCCCATTTGGTACGTTGATTTTCAAGTGGAACGAGGAGCAAATACCTTTTAATGACGTAATAAAGTTGGCTCCTGAGCTTCCGCTATTTGGCGATAAGCGTGGAAAAACTCGCTGGGTAGTATTTTGTAAGGGGGCTAGAGCCTGTGACTGAGTTACTGATAACGATACCGGGAGAACCGTGTGCACAAGGTAGACCGAGGTTTAGTACAGCAGGAGGTTTTGTTAAAGCATATGATCCGGCTAAGAGCAGGAATTACAAAGCATATGTAAAGCTGATTGCGCAGGAAGAAATAAAAAAACAAGGCTGGAAATACACAGAATTGCCCTTTTGTAAGTAAAATACGTTCGGACAGCGTAACGGCGCCGGCGAATTTACCCGGGGCTGTACCTGTGCTGAAATATGGCAATAGAGTTACCGAGGTAGACGGCATACGGTTTGACAGCGAAAAAGAAGCTGCCAGATTATTACATCGTTACTAATGGAGTTAAAGAAGAAGTTGCGAAAATTCATTTTTGAGTTTTAAGCCGTTTAACTTTTGACAAGGGTAAACTTATAACACCCCTGCGATAAAACCCGTCAGCGGTCAACGTAGAAGTTGTGAGGTGATAAAAATGATACCAGTTTCGTTTTTGTTGGTGCTGGTTAGTCAGATATTTTTAACAACGGTTATAGTCCGTTATGACCACATGGAAAAATACGAAGCACAGTTACTAATCTTTGCGGCGCAATGCTGCTTTATCTGGTATCAGATAGCAATGTTTGAGTCAGCCAGCCGGAAAAAGTAACCCCGCTGCGTGTGGTATAATTATCTAAACCAACACGCAAAGGAGCTGATACTATGAAAGAGTTTTTTAACCTTCTGAAAGCTAACGGTATGATAATGAATTTAGTGTTCTTCATGGCCGTGGCTTTTATGCTGGGTGCCGCTGCTGGCGTTGCAACTGCAAAATGACAAAACAAAAAGACTGCCAACGTTCGGCAGTCTTTTTGTTTTAGGGTCAGGATGGAATAAAATATATTGAAAAAGGTGTAGGTAGAAGAGAGCTTACGCTCATATATATTATACCTCGACGTCAGAAAAATGGCAACAAAAAAGCAGCCTTGCGGCCGCCCTCTTGTTTTCTAAATCGCGTCACTGATTTCAGAAAGGTGATGTATTTTGATTGCAGTTAAATTATACTACAAATGTGATATAATGTAAACAATAAAAACAGAAAAGCGCCTGACGAATCAGGCGCCTTCCAGCTGTGGCAAGCCACAAAGCAAACACAGTTCTTTCGCCCCGTGTCGTCGAGATAAGAAGTTCTTGTAGTACCGTATTTATTATAGCAAACAAAACAACATAAATCAATGAAACCGTGAAAAATTTTCACGACTTGGAAGCGGTGCCGCCAGTTCGGGCCGCCAACATCGCAGAAAGAGAGGTTAGATAAAAATGGCACAACTAGGACTTTACGGCGGGACAGTCACCGCCGGAGCCACAGACGGCGCATTGCTGTCAACGGCGAATCCGCTAAAGTATGCAGGGGAAAAGGGCGCACTTGGAGACCCGGTAGCGTATGCCCTGCGCTGCCCAAACGGAGAACATGCCTACGAGATAGCTATTAGCGTGGCGGGTACTAATCCGGATTGGGTAACGTTGTCACCAGACAATATAATGTGGCGTGAAGCTATCACTATTCCGCAGGTAGGAGACATCAACACACTTTTCTATGTGAAAATCAACATACCGGAAGGCGCGGAATATAACCAGACTATACTTAACACGCTGCTTATTAAATACCTCGAAACAACCACAACAATTTAGGGAGAGTGCAGAAAATGGAGAAACTATATCGCTTGGTCAAGAAGTTCAAGGCGTATCAATTCGACGGGGATTTGAAAAACTCCGATGGGTACTATTGCCCGGAATGGGTGCAGCAGGCGTTTGAACGTGACGAGCTGTTTTTTATCGGTCCAGAGCTTTACCTTGACCACTTCGAGAACTGCGGCCTAGAGCTGGAAAGAACGCATATCAGAGTTGGCGACTATATCACGCTGGATATGGAAAACATGAGAATTGACGCATTTAGTCCGGCGCAGTTTAATCGTTTTTTTGAGGCGGTGAACAGCAATGATTAAACCGGAGCTGCTGGAGTATGTCGAGGAGCTGAAAGCGTATATCACAGCTGACGGCGGCATTGATGTATTCGAGCTGAAAGAAACCTATTATCACGATAACCCGGAAAAGGCGGGGAAAAAGTTAAAGCTCGACCACTACTATATTAAAACCAAAAACGGCCGAGAATACTATATCACCAACCCGCCGGAAGACTTTATCAAATTTTGTAAAAGCAGCTAGGCGGTGATTTTATGGACGAAGAAAAGACGCTTGATTTTACGTTCGAGCAGCTAGCCCCGGCCGTGTTGGGTCCTTTCCGTTTCGAGGGCATTCAAAGCTCAATCGACAACGAAAACACGTACACGCTTGAGATTGAAGTATTGGAGCCGCCAAGACCGGAGCCAGTGCCGCCAGTAGTAACCGAACCAATTATTGTCAGCGGCAAGTATGAGGAAGCGCTCAACCCTTACGCGAATACCGACCCTATCGCTTATACGCTGTATCTCAATAACGCATGGGATGTTGCTGTCGACAACGCCGGGAACATCGCCACTACGTCGGGTGACTATGCCGTCGCTCAAAATGCCGCTAACGCCTGCCGCCTGTTCTACGAAGACGCGCCACTTGATATGACGCGCGGCATTCCGTACTTTGACATCACGCTTGGCAAAAAGTCTTCTGTATCAGCGTCGGTACTTAGAAGCCGGATAAAAGATATTGTCAGTGAAATATACGGCGTGACGGATGTAGAAGTTGCTATAGACTACGACAACGAGGGTCGCATAGATGGCGGTGAAGTGCAGATAACGACGCTTAACAGTAAGAATGTAACTATACAGATTTGATAGAAAGGAGCTGCAAGAATGGCTATAACATTTAACCCGGATACCGGCATTGTAGTAGAAGACACGGCAACTATTCGGGCGCGGCTGGTTGAGCAATGGCAGAAAGCTTTTGCCGTTGACCCGACAAAACCGCTGCTTAACACCGAAACCGAAACCCCGGCGGGGCAGCTTATCGACGGTCAGGCAATCCTGATAAATCAGAAAGACAGCGCACTGCTCACGCTGGCCAACCAGCTAAACCCCAAAACGGCGGCGGGCGTTTTTCAGGACGCACTGGCAAACATTTACTTTCTGACACGGCACGTCGCCCAACCGACTTACGTCACAGGGAACATCAAAGGCGCATACGGCACTATAATACCTTATGGCGCACTGGTGCAGGACGTGAACGGGTACACGTTTTTGAATACCACGGTTACCACTATTGACGAGAACGGCACAGCTACGGCGGTTTTCCGCTGCACACAGTATGGACCTATCGAAGTAGGTCCGAACACGCTTACAAAAATCATCACTGCGGTACCGGGCTGGGACAGTGTAACAAATGACGCTTCTGGCGTTACCGGCAGAAACAACGAGACGCAGGCCGAATTTGAGCAGCGGCGCGCTGAAAGCGTATCGAAAAACGCGCATGGCACAGCGGCGGCAGTACAAGGAGCGGTTAGCGACCTTGACGGCGTTGTTGCCTGTGAGGTAGTCGAAAACAGGGGCGATAACTTCATCACCAAAATGGGAGTATCTTTATCGCCGCATAGCCTGTATATTAGTGTGTACGGCGGCGAGCCAGAAGACATCGGCAACGCTATACATCAAAAGATAGACGGCGGCTGCGGAACGAACGGCAACACTAAAGTCGATGTTATCGACCCAACGACGCAGGCCGAGAATACGTACTACTACCAGATACCCGAAACTATCAACATGGGTATATACGTTACTATCAGGAAAACGTTATCCCTGCCTACAGATTATGAAAGCTTGATAAAAAAGGCCGTGCTGGCCAACTTCAACGGCGAGACTATCGACTATAGCCGCGTCAAGATGGCACAAGTTTTGTACGCCAGCCGCTTTTATAAAAGCGTAATCCAGACGGGTGTAAATGATTTTGTAGGAGTGGAGCTTCAATATCCTGTCGGCGGCAGCCGTGTAGATAGCATTGAAATCCCGGCGGATGAAATCCCGGTTTTGTCCGAGGATAACATAACCGTCGTTGCGCTGGACGCTTAGGGGGTCAGAACATGGATTTTCGAGGCAATGAAGACGTAAGGGCCTGCGATAACATACGCGAGGAAAAGCAGCCGTATCTGCTTTCGCAGTATTCTGCAAGTCCTACCATTTACCAGATACTAGCCGACTTCCGGGAAAACATTGACCCCACGCCGGATATCTGGACCTTTTACGACAACGTATTTAACATTGCGACGGCGCAGGGCGTAGGGCTGGACATATGGGGCGCTATCATAGGCATGGACCGTACTATATATGACCAGTCCACCAGCACAAAGATAACACTTGATGACGAAGGATATAGGAAGCTGCTTTATTATAAAGCACTGGCGAACATCACAGACGCTAGTTTGTACACACTGAATTACATGATAAATCAGCTGTTTCCTGACTACAGTGTTACGGTTTTAAATGTCCTCGTCGAAAAACAAACCGAAGACGGGATGTATTACAACTCATACCCAATGCACGTCAGATTTCTTTTCAAGTCGTATCTGTCAGATGAAGACCTAGCTATATTAAAAGTTGGTGGCCCGCTGTGCGTAGGTGCTGGCGTCGGCTGGGATTTGGTAATGATAGATACATCGAACGTATTCGGCTTTGACGGCAGCGGATTACAGCCGTTCAACTGTGGCGTATTTATGCCTGACGGCGGAATATTCGTTCCGGACGATGAAGAAACCATATCAGATTGAATGTTTCACGTGAAACATTAGATTGCGTCACTAGATTTTAAAAAGGGGCACGGACGGCGCGACGTGGCAAACCCTGCTCGAATTCATCGGTTCGCTGACGATGGACGAAGTGCAGGACGCTATAGACACGTCTATAGGGGAGATACCCAAACCGAAGCCGGTCAGCATGGGAGCTTATTCAACTGTAGGCAGCAGCGGCGTAGCCGCTACAGATGGCTTTATAACTTCAAGAAGTTATGATAACACATCTATAACGGCTTACGTCAACGGCCTACAAGTCATGCATACGGCAGGCCGTAGTAAATATGGCCAAGGTTCATGCTCAATATCTTTTCCAGTCCCTAAATGGGCGTCATGGAGCGTTAGCGGTGCTAGTTATGTAAGATGGTTGCCACTTTCTGAATAAAAGGGGGCAATACTATGAGCGTCAATGAACCGTTGTATACCTTTGCACGGGCATTCGCAGACCAAGGCACTAAAAACATCATCCCGGACAGCAACAACGAAGCGTCCGGACTTGCAAGTCTTATCAACGGCTTTCCGGCCATAACACAGGTAAAACCTGAAATGGGCGGTATCCCACCGCAAAGAGCAGACTTTAACGGCATTCTATATATGCTATCTGCCTTCTGCGTGTGGGCGCAGTCTGGTGGCCAGTACACCTATAAAAACAACTTGCAGTACAACATTAACTGTATGGTTTTACACAACAACGTTTTTTACGTCTGTCTCAAGGAGAACGGGCCAGATACGACAGCGGGCATAAAAGAGCCGGGCACGGACGGCGCGACGTGGCAGACCCTGCTCGAATTCATCGGTTCGCTATCAAAAGACCAGATAACGGATATCGTTGATGAAGCCGTGGATGACGCAAAAAAGACGCTCATAAGCAGCCAGATTAAATGCGGCATGACAAACTTAACCTTTACCGCTTCCGCTGCCGCTGCAAGTATTTCAGTTTTTGCAGTATCCAATTTTAATCAAAATGACGATTGGAGCCAGAGCGGTTCAAACACTGTAACTGTCAAGGTAAACGGCAACACTGTAGGTACTCTTAGTATGTCATGGAGCACTACAAAAACAGGTTCTAAAGGGCATTATTGGGGGAACACAAAATCTAGTGCAGCAGCTAATACGTGGGCTTATAGGATCGCACAAGGCGCCAAGATACAGCTTACCAGTAGCGGCGGGACAAAGTTTAGCAGCTGCGCCCTACAGGTAACGCTTGGAAACTAAATCAATCAGAAAGGATGTTAGAGAATGGAACACTATTCTAACGTTGTAAAGGCTATGATAGCGCGCAGCAATGCACGGGCGGCAGACATTGCCGACAAAATACAGGCCCGCGCTTATTATCAGTTTCAATACGTTCCGCCAGCAGGACCACTGCCCGGCTGGTCAATGGAGCAGCAGACAGAGGACGCTATAAATGAGATAGGCAACATCGCCTATTCGTCAGATGAAATAGCGCGTGAAGCGCGCGAGATTGCGCAGCAGGCTTACAACGCAGCGCAGGCAGCTATAGAAATGGCTACTAATGCCCTGACAGCTGCGCAGAATGCCCAACAAACAGCGGATACTGCGCTTAATACTGCTAACACGGCAGTGACTAAAGCTGATAACGCACAGGCCAGTGCCGACGCTGCACAAAAGGCGGCCGACGCTGCACAAAAATCAGCAAACGACGCTCAAACGTCTGCTGACAACGCGCAGTCCACAGCTAATACTGCTATTAAAAACGCTTCACAGGCACTATCAGCGGCTAACGAGGCTAAAACTTCTGCCGACCAGTCTAACCAGCGACTAAACGTCTTGGAGCCTATAGTTTATACACTGCGCTGGTATGAAAACGTTACAGATAACATTGACTTCAATACACGCGTAGAACTGGAAAGGGCGTTCCTTCAAGGCACGGCCAACACTAACGGCCCTGTTGCGGGTCCGGGCTGGCTGGATGTTGACGACGATTATAATGAAACTTATATCCGACAGAGGTTTATCGCACAGGCTGACGGCGCATGTTATGTCCGTTTCGGCACCATTGTACCCGACAGTAGCCCTATCGAGGTAAGCAGCTGGACAGGCTGGGTAAAATATGCGCTTGCCAGCGAATTGACTTCTGCGGTCGAAACGATTAATAACAGTATCACATCAATCAACGAAGAAATCACCACTATCAAGGGTGACATAACCAGCATTGAAAGCGATATCACAGAACTGCAAGGAAGCCTTGGCAGCGCCGAGGGCGATATTACGGCCGTAACAAATGCGCTGGACGCGCACAAGGCCGACTACGATAACCCCCATAAAGTAACTGCCGCACAGCTGGGACTAGCGACGGTTTATAAATATAAAGGGTCCGTTGAAACATACGCCGACCTGCCGACCAGCGGCCAGCAAGTAGGCGACGTTTACAACGTCAAACAGGCAGACCCCGACCACAACATTGAAGCGGGCGACAACGTGGCATGGGACGGAACCACGTGGGATATCTTGGCTGGTGATACCGACCTTAGCGGCTATGCACAGCTTAATTCGGCTAACACCTTTACGGCGGCGAATACGTTCAATTCAAACATAGTTGTTCGCGCTGCTACCGCTGCTGGTAGTGCTGGTGTGATTACGCTGGGTGAAAAACCTTCTGATAATACTGAACAGTGTTTAATAAATGCACCGGGCAACGGTAACCTCATTCTTCAAGCGTCTGAAAACGGGATTGTAGCCCTACAATCCGGGTCGGTGTTGCAATGGTCCGTTGTATCGGATGAAGCAAACACAAAAACTTCTGCATACCTACATTCTACTCTTGCTGCAACTTACACCCCGGCTACTGGTGTGGTATGGGAAGGCAACGCAAAAACAGCGACCAAGCTTGCCGCTGCCCGTACTATCAACGGTGTACCGTTCGACGGAACGCAGAACATCACGATAGAAGCTGGACAAGGTACATTCTTGCCCCTGACAGGTGGAACGGTTACAGGTGACGTAAAAGTTGCGACGCGGTTATATGTGGGCAGTCAAGGGGGCGTTGGTAACGGCGTTATCAGTGCAGACAACACAGAAAACTGCCTGTACTTCTGCGGTACGGCCGAGAATACTTACTACTCAACTCCGAATACCGGGAATACCATAAGTTACCAAGCAGCAGCAAACGTCTATCTGATAAATACATCCATAAATGACGCTGCAAGTCTTACGATGAATTTTTCAAACATGGACTTCCATGCCACTGTAGGCAGCGTACCTTATATGTGTAAAACTTTGACTTTCTGGTTTGCAACTGGCGCAACTGCACCAACTGTTACATGGCAGTTCCCAAGCGGTGCAGCGGTTTACTACCCGAAGGGTGTAGCTCCGTCGCTAACAGCAAATGCCAGCAATATCATCAACGTGGTCGCTATCGTTGACGATACAGATAGCTTTTCTATCCAAGTCTGTGACGTGGTAGCGTTGCCATATAGCGGCTAAAAGGAGAGTGAAGATATGAGATACACAAGAACAGTATACGTTTATAAGGGAGAGCAGTATAACACTATTACCGAGATACGCCGTTTGCCGGACTTGATGAATACCTCTATCCCGAATAACCCGACGGATGAACAACTTGCAGCGCTGGGCGTAACGCGCGAGGAAGTAATGGTGTCACTGGCAGAAGCGAAAAGTATCAAGCTTAACGAGCTGTACGGGATTTATGAGCTCCTGCGTGATAAGCCAACGAAGTACAAGCAGGGCGACAGGACATTTTACTTCGACCGCACGGCCGCGGATATTAACAAATTCAATTCGGCCTATAGCGTAGCTCAAATAAAAGGAGAGCAGGGCTTTGGGGTCAAGGACGAAGAAGGTAACAGTGTATGGGTGATGTTGTCGAAGTCCGACTTTGAAAGCGTACTGCTTATTAGCAGCAACGAGCAGACGGAAGCATATAACACCTTCTATGCGCTGCGTAACAAGGTGGAAGCGGCCGAAACGGTCAAGGACGTTATAGCTATCGTTTGGCCAAACATCTGGCCAGAAAGCGAATAAAGAAAAGGCCCCGAAATTCGGGGCCTTTTTTGCGTCTGCTTGAAATAAAAGTGTTGACATCGCACACAGGGGGGTATATAATATAGGCATAGAATAGAAAGGAGTGATTGCGTGCAGGTAAAAAGCGATATAATTCAGGACGTTATAAACCGGGCCAAGACAGCAGTTAGAAACTTCGGGGAGAACGCACAAATTGAGCTCCCGGCCGAACTGGTCAAAAACATCTGTCAGAACTTGAACGCTGAACGGTATCGACTGGCCAAGCTCAACAAGAAGTATTCAGCTTTAAAACAGCAAGTAAAAATGAGGTGAAAAGATGTTAGGTAAGTATATCAATCAATTTATGGCCGACAACGAGCTATCAGTCAACGAAGAATTTTTTATAGAGAACATGGATGGGAATAGGGTACTAATCGGCTGTGCTGACCGTTACAAGATAGAAGACGTTGACGGCGGAATATTAACAGCTGCCGTAATGAACGAAAAAGATAAACCGCCTGCTATGCTTTTAGAAGCTGCGCTTATCGACCTGTTACGGGAAAACTACTTAGTTAAAAAGAAGCCTTTTTATCCAGTAGTCGGAGAATATTATTACTACATCAGTCCGAGCGGCAATGTAATATACGCAAACTTTACTGGATGTGCAGAGGACCTTTTGCTATGTAAATACATCGGCGTTTACAAAACCGAAGAAGCGGCGAGAAAAAATGTTTCACGGTGCCTAAAGCTTTGGGAAGAAGTCAAAAGAAAATGAAGCTTAAAGATATAAAACTTAAAACGTGCCTTTTCTGTGACGGTGAAGGGGTGCTTATCCACAGCAAGCCGGACGATGGCTATATTTATTCAGAAGGCGTCCATGCGTTTGTAAAATGCAAAGAATGTGACGCATGTGGACCCATGCCGGACGTTGAGTATAACCATGCTGCAAGCGGAAATCCGGGCAGACTGAAAGCAATCAATAAAGCTATTGAGCTGGCCGTAAAGGGCTGGAATCGTAGAGATGGGAGTAAGGCGAATGGGTAAAGAATACAGCTATCTTAGTAACAGCTATATGTCCAGCTTAATCAATGAAATAAATAAACATGCCAAATATGGCTGGCGGCTTATAAATGTTTTTCACGACGGCTGTGAATTTATAGCCGTTTTTGAGGGTGGACAAAGAAAGCGGATTTACCTATGTGGTCGCTGATCGTGAACGGTGCTATAAATATCACCCGTTAGTGCCAGATGTAACACCTAAACAGTCAACACGTCGTCAAGGTGATTTAACTAAAGTTTGATTATAAGGAGCAAGGTAACTATGAAAAAGTATGAATTAACAGCAGAGTTTATAGAACAATGGGGCAAGAAATTATTTAGGATTAAGGCTTTAATTAGCTTTGGAAGTGTTGAAGCTGGTGAACTTGGTGGATATGTGGAAAAAGAAGATAACTTAGCGCAA